GGCGGTTGAACAGGCCGTTGCCAACCGGATTGACGAACAAGACAACCCCACTGTGTCCAGCGGGACGCCGTGGGCGGCATAACCACCAACATAAGGACCGAGACAATGGGCGAAGACAAAAAGCCGATTATCACGATCAACGACCGGGACTACACCGAAGACGACCTGACGCCGGAGCAGATTGCAATGGTAAACCACGTCATGTCGCTGGAACAAAAGGTGCGGTCTGCTGAGTTTAACCTGACGCAGCTACAGGTCGGGCGCCAAGCGTTTATGGACCGTTTGCAAGCGTCACTCGCCGAGTAAGGACCGCAGCATGACCGACGACGAGATCAAAAAGCTGGCGCGCGAAGTCGTGAACGAAACGCTGTCGCGGATCGGCCTCGATGCAAACGATCCAGATACAGTCAGCGACGTAGCAGATCTGAAGGCGTTGCTTGGCGCGTGGCGGTCAACCAAGCGCACAGTCGGGACAACCATCACTCGCGTCGTCACTCTGGCTGTGCTGGGCGCGCTGGCGTTTGGCGCTGCAATGCAAATCCGAGGCGGGGGAAGCGACTGATGCCAATCAAACATCGCGGACTGACATTCCAAGGCTACAACAAACCCCGGCGAGCTGAGCCCGGCGCAAGCAAGAAATTCGTTGTCGCGGCCAAGAAGGGCGACACGATCAAACTTGTGCGCTTCGGCTCAAAGGAAATGTCGATTAAGAAATCTAACCCGGCCCGCAAGAAAAGCTATTGCGCCAGATCCGGCGGGATCAAAGGCACCTCAGACGTGTTCAGCGCTAACCATTGGAGCAGGAAGGCCTGGCGGTGCTGATCAAATCACATCTGGTCCGGCCATCGGACTACATGCAAGCCTGCTTCTTTGGCAGCGAGCGAAACGAGGATCTGCCCGTTTATGCTGTCATCCACGACACCGCAGGCCGGTCGGCAACCTCAACGGCGAACTACATCGCAACGAGCGGGCGCAAGGTAAGCTATCACCTTATTGTCGGGCGCGACGGTACTATTATCCAACAGGTTCCGCTTAATTATGTCGCGTACCATGCGGGCGTTTCGCAGCACCCCGACAAGCCGTGGCTGAAAGCGCTCAACCGTTGCTCGATCGGCATTGCACTGGACAACCCCGGCGAGCTGTCGCGAACCAACCCCTATGAATGCGCGGCGTGGTTTGGCGAGAAGTTCCTGATCGGCGAGGTGGTCAAGGCCGAGCGCAACGGGCGTAAGTCCTGGCATCTGCCCTACACACAAAAGCAACTCGCCACGCTCGAAATGCTGATCCAGCTCATTGATCAGGAGTACGACCTGTCGGGTGTGCTCTCTCACCACGAAATCGCGCCGACCAGGAAGGTCGATCCAGCGCCAACACTCGACCCCGTGATTGCTGCGCTTTCTGCGCAAGTTGAGGATCACAGCGAAGGCTTTGAGTTTGGCGAGCGCGCAATCGTCTCGGCCCTCGGGGGCCTCAACCTTCGGCGCGAGCCTCATATCAAATCTGACGTGATCGAGGTTCTGCCGATTAACGCGGGGCTCACTGTCGAGCCGCCCGTGTATCCCTCCGGTTTCGTCTTTGTCGCAACAGACGAAGGGCAATCCGGTTACGTCCATTCCAACTATCTGCAAGGAGCTTAAACATGTCTTCGACCAATGGTAAGGCGTGGTTTTACAGCAAAACCATTTGGGGCGTGATTATCATGGCCCTGTCTGGCGCGGCCTCTCAGTTTGGCCTCGCTGAAGTCACCCCCGAGGCGCAAGCCCAGATCGTCGACTGGCTCATTCAAGCGGTCGGCGTCGGTGCGGCTGGCGTTGCGATCTGGGGCCGCGTCTCGGCGCATGAGCGGATCGAGAGTTGAGCGCCGTTCTGACCATTCTGCGCGTTATCGTGCAGGCGGCGGTCGAAGCGGGTCTGGCGTTCCATGCGGGGCGCCAGTCCGCCAAGGCCGAGCAAAACCAAATAGATCGGGAGATCGCCGATGATGCCCAGGCTGCTCGTGATGCTGTTCCCGACGATCGCGCTGCTATCCTTGAGCGGCTGCGCGAAACAGACCGACTTCGCTGAGCCGTCGCTCTCGGCGTCGTGCTTCGTGTTTCAGCCTATTGTGCCAACCGCCTCAGATGATACACTGACTTTGAAGCAAATTTTAGAGCACAATAGCGTGTGGGACGCGATCTGTAATGGCGGTTAAAATTTCCATGTCCGAGTTCGGACAAAAAACCGAAGAAAATAGCGAGATCGACGCCCAGGCCGAGGATGCACAGGCCGAGTTGATCCGCTGCGAGACGGTCGCAGAGATGGTCGAATGCTGTTTGGTGATGGGTTTGAGCGTGAATTTGCGCATGGAACTGGGCTCAGAGACGGTTACGATACAGGTCAGCCGCGAAGAAAACGCTTTGCACTAAAAAAAACTCCCGCACCGAAGATCAGCGCGGGAGATGGCCAATTTAACCATATAAAGTGTTCGCTTTAGTTTAAGTCTTTGAGAAACCGAGCTGTTTCGGCGCTTAAACTAGTAACAGCTTTTAGTCACCGTCCGTTTTCGGACATGTAAGCTGTTTCATCTAGGTCCGCCGCGATGATCTCGATCATTTCGTGCTGGCGTCGTTTGAGGTTACTGATGGCACGACACAGCTCTTGGATGCACTCTGCGTCCATCGGAATGGTCGGAAAGTCAATCTCGAACAGTCCAGCGTCGTGGTGAATTATGCCAATGTCGGCGGCGGTAGTCATGGCGTGCAGCTTTGATAATTGGTCGGAATTGTCCGCGTGAAGCGGGATAACAGTTAAATCAGGCACGTTGAAATTCTCCGGTAAATATTGCGTCGATAACCGCCGTCGAACAGGCCGCAAGACGCTGGTTACAGCCTCGGTCGCTAATTAGCAGGTTCAAGTTTGTCATCTGTTTGACGGGAATGTGCGTCGGGCATATTTGCCACATTTCATTTGAGTTCATTGGTCTCTCCGTAGTTAAGCAAAACAAAATCCGTAGTTTGATTTTGCATAGTTAAGTGATCATAGTTTGATTGAATTGACAACCATTAATCCTTGATCACTCTCGTATTGCGCATAGGTCTCGAAAATTTGCTGGGGACTATTGCCAACAATTTTCGCGATCAACCAAGCGGGGTGTCCGTTGACGAGCGCCCAGGTAATGAACGCGCGCCGGAATGCGTGACTGTGAACCTTGGAGCTAATCGCCCTAAGCTCGGGGTCTGCACTTTCTTTGAGTGCGCGACGCAGCTTTTTCATTAACCAAGCAGGCGTCGTGTTCAGCACATGATCGGACGTGCGCTCGGCGTAGGCCCGTTGCAGCACCTCGGCCAACTGCTCGGCCATCGGCGCGACTGGTCGCTTCTTTGTCGTCTGCGCCTGCCCGATCGGCAGGAAGTTGATCTGGCGCAGATCGAAATCGACCCGCTCCCACTTCAGATCCCGATAAAACGACAGGCGTCCGCCGGTGTAGCTGGCGAGCCAGAGATACAGCTCAAGGTCGCTCAGCTTGCCGGTGTTTTTACTGCCGTCCTCTAAGTTCTCAGCAACCTCGATCATCTTTGTGATCTGCTCGCGCGAAGCCAGCCAATACGACCGTTCTTTTGCCTTCGGGCCATCCGGCATGTCTGGCACATTTGCGATCAAGCCGCGCTTTTGCGCCTGCTTAAATATTGACTTTAGCATCGAGTAGCGATTTTGCACTGAGCCAGCGCACCGCCTCTCACAATCCGCGATAAAGTCGTGGAAGTCGTCACTTGTAAAGCTCGCCACTGGTTTGTTCTCGGTAAAAAACTGCAAAAAATGCCGAGCGAGATGGAAGTAAGTCAACACAGTAGTTTGCGGGCGATCACGGCGCTGGTCGAGGAAGTCCTTAACGATCGCCCCGAATGTGACTTGTGTGCGAGCCTCGCCCGCAAAGCCCAGCTCAGCAATCTTGCGCGGCACGTTCAGCGCCGCAATGTCTGGATCCTTCGTGCTAAGGCTAGTGCGGATCTGCTTCCGCTTACCGCCAACCTCGCCGTAGAACTTGACCCAATAGCTGTTTTTCGTCGGCTCCCAATAGACTTGCGGCCCCGCCTTCGCAGCTTTCTGTTCGAGCTTGCGCTTGAGCAGGTTAGCTTCCTCGCGCTTGTTCTTGCCGTGCGGGGTCTCGCAGACGACATCTTCGCCGTCTACATGGTCGAGCCAGCGCACAACAAATCGGTTTTTCAGCGGGGCAACGCTAAAGCCCTTGGCAAACTCAGTCGGTTTATTTGAGCTTAACGTCTTCATAACCGGCCTCCTGTCTGCGCTTTTCAAAGTTTTCGTTGGCGGTCATAAGCTCTTGGAGCATTTCCTTATCGACCGGCATGCGGCACTGAAAGACGTACCAGCCAGGCTGTCCCAGGATCGGGGTCCAAGAGATATTAGACTGAGCCAGGCTAACGGCTTCCTGGTCGAAGGCTTCGGGACATAGCTCGCGAGGCTCTTGGCCTAGATAGTCCGCAAGCAGACTGAGCCGCTTACCTTTTGGAATGTGCAGGCCGCGTACCCACTGACTGATCGACTGCTGCGACAGCCCGGTCTCGCGGGATACCTGCAATTGACTTAAGTTGTTATCCTCTAGGATCGCCTTCAGGCGGCGACCAAAATCAACATAACGATCACGCACGTCAACTCTCCCTAGTTAGTTTCATTACCGGGAAGAATACAAGTCTAACAAATCAAGTCAAGTAGTACGATTTTTGATCAGGTGGGCGGGGCGAGCGCTTCGCTCACTCGACCGCTGTTGACGTTGAAAAATTCCGCGATCTCTTGATGGCTCAAGTGCGGCCTGTCAACCTTCATCTGTCGGATCTGCGCGCGCAGTCCTGGCGTCATGCTCTGCGACTTGGCGCGCGTGACAGGAAAAGTCGGGGCGCGGCGGTACATATGACCGAGCGCCGACGCGATAGCCTGCTGCGCTTGTTCGAGCGTTTCGGCGTTTTCGAGCGCGTTGCTCAGAATGGCGCGGGCGAGGGGAGTGTTCTGTTTTTTCATGGTTGCAGCTCCGTAAATTTGCGGACGCGGTTCAGCACCCAGCCAATGACCGGAACGGCCATGCTGTTGCCGAGCGCTTTGTAACGGGGGCCGTCTGCGGCGGGCTTGCCGTGACGGTACGGGATCAACGTGAAATCGTCGGGAAATCCTTGCAGCCGCTCGCATTCGCGGGGCGTCAAGCGGCGCACTGATAGGCCCGCAACGTATGTTGTCTGTTTGCTGCCGCTGTTCGCCGCGAGCGCACCAGTGATCTGGCCGTCGCCGCCTTGCAAGCGAACTTCGTCCCGACTGTTTTGTGCGAAGGCAACCCCCGGAACTTTCGTGGTGCTGAGCGTCGGTGTGATTGCGTCGCTGGCGCTTAGGCTCTGGCTGGCGCTGTTCTTTGCCCCGAAGGCAATCATCGGGCGAACCGCGCCTTCCTCAACGTCCCGCGCACCGATGCCCGTGAACGTCCGCGTCGTGATCGTGCCTTGCACGTCTTCGCCTTCGACAATGATATGGCCGTTAGCAGCAGACTGGTGCGTTAGCTTTCCGCCGCCGCATTCAGTGTCAAGGCTTCCTGCAACAGTGGGGGCAGTTTCTTCCCGCGCTTCTCTGCTCGGCGGAGTATCCCCGCACAAGCCTTGGGGCTCAAACAGTACCGCCGCAGGTGGTCGCCAGTCGTCTCCAAGGTGTCCGACAGCAAACACGCGACGGCGCCGCTGTGCCACTCCGGCATATTGAGCGTCCAGGATACGCCACGCGCCCGAATACCCGCACTTTTCCATTTCATCGAGGAAGGCAGCGAAGTCATCCCCTGCTCCGCTTGAAAGCAGGCCGGGGACGTTTTCGAATACGAGCCAGCAGGGCTGTAGCTGCTGACAAATTCGGAGAGTGACAAGGGCGAGGTTGCCGCGCGGGTCATCCAGTCCGAGACGCTTTCCGGCGACGCTGAAGGACTGGCAGGGGCTTCCGGCGACAAGAAGGTCAATTGGCCCGATCCGTCTGGCTCGTTCAATAAAGTCATCTGCGGTTACGTCTCCGAGGTTGGGGGTGCCGTGGTGGTGGGCGAGGACTGCGCTCGGAAACGGCTCGATTTCCGCGTGCCAAACCCATTCGATGTCGGGCGCTGAGATTTCTGGCGCGCCTATGCCGCTAAACAGCGTCGCGCCTCTCATATCGTTGGTCCGTCACAAGGGTAAGCAGCCGCAAACGCCATAGGCGCAACCGCTTCCAAAATAGTTGTTTCGTTGATCTCGACAGTGCTGAGAAAGTTCAGCAGGACGCCGCGCGTTTGCTCCACGTCCTCGAACAAGTGCGGACCGCAAAACAATGGTCCGCCCGTTGCGGCGATCCACGCCGCGTTAGCCCCCGAAGTGAGGCCCACGACATAGATCCAGAAATCGTCGTCTGCCGGAGCGTCGAGCAGCTTGGGAATGTACCAGTCCGGCGAAGTGACGAGCTGCTGAGCGAGCGCGTCGTAAGCCTGACTGATTGCGGTCGCGGCGATCAGGCACGCCGACGCTTTAAGCAGTCTCATGGCGCGGCCTCTCTAGAATGTTGTAGGCGCGGCGCAGAGCGCGGACATGATCCACGGCGGCGATGAAGGAGAGCAACTTCTTTTCGTCGTGCAGTGACAGCGGGCGAACTTTCTGCTCGTCTTGCAGCTCCTCGATCGCCCAGAGCATCTCGCCGAGCTTGTAAGAGATGTTGCGATACCGCATGCCATCGAGGCTGGGCTGACCGCCGTCGAATTGTCCGTCCATTTGAGACCGGACATATGCGATCCGGCGCTCGCGAAGGCGCTGGGCGTGACGGTTAAGCACTACTGTCTTAACTGTTGGAACATAGTAATTGTGACGGTTCATAATCGGTCCTTTCAAAATTGATAAAAGGCCCACCGAAGCGGGCTAATGGGGGCCGAAGCCCTGAAGGTCAGTCGAAAGCCTCACCCGTAATTTTATTGAAGCCTTTCCCTGCTTCCCACGCGGCAGCGCATTTCTCCGCTTTGTCGAGGCTGTCGGGACCGAAGACCACAATGCCCGTCTTCTTGTGGATTACATCGGCAAAACCAGACGGCACCTTTTCCCAGCCTTCTTGACCCTTCCATGAGCCGTCAAACACGCTGCGTGTTTCGCCTGTTTCGGCGTGGCGCATTTCAAAAATCTCTGAGACCTCATAAGTGGTTTCCATGTCATCTCTCCTCAATTCATCGCGTGCAATCGCTCAAGCGCAGTGCGAAGGCGGCGGTTAAAAGCACGGTTGGTAAACTTTGCGCCCAGCTCGGCCTGAACCTGAGCGCCAGCCGCAAAATCAAGGATCAGCGCTGGCTCGGCCTCGTCAAAAGAGGGGCAGTCTGGAACGACAGCCGCCATCTTATCTAATTGCCACCGTACCCCTTTGAGCAGCTTCTCAGCCGTTTCCATTGGAACTTCGAGGCAGTGTGCGGTCATTTCGGTCGTGTTCATGTCATCTCTCCTGTTGTAGTGGGGGCCGAAGCCCCCTCAAATTACTCTCCGTAGAGAGCTTTCTCCGCCCAATGCACAAAGGCTTCGAGGCTGGCCTCGGTGATGCCGTTGTCCCAAGCGGCCTGCTTCAGAGCGGAGCGCGGCTCAAGATCCGCGAGCGCCCGCATAAGATCCATCGCGTCATTCAAAGCGCTCTGGAATTTCGCATTAACTTCACTCATCTTTTCTCTCCCTTTTTCTTACAATTCATGTATAGCAAATCAAATCATTACGGTCAACAAGTTTTACATCACTAGTTGACCTAGTAAGTCTTATTCTGCTACAGGTGTGATCGAATTTTAGGAGATCCCGCATGGTTTCAGGGCGAGGCGCGAAAACGAAGGGCGACAATTTTGAGCGCCAGGTCGCAGCCTATCTTAACGACAAGATCGAAGGGCTCGACGCCTATCGGACCCCGCTTTCGGGCATGCGGGGCGGTCGTGAGACCGCTACGCCCGATCTGAGCAATACGCCCAGAGTGGCGATTGAGTGCAAGCGGACCGAGACGATCAGTGCGCGGAAGTGGATGAAGCAGGCGGTCGAGGCCGCAGGGGCTAACGCGCCGGTCGTGATCACGCGGCAGAACCGCGACAGCATGGATGACGCTCTAGTGATCATGCGGCTCGGCGAGTGGATCAAGTTTTACGAGGCAGTGGTTAGAGAAGATGGACTTAAAGACTAACGAAGGCGTTGCAGCCTTCTTTACGCAAATGCACGATCGCTTTGGGTATGTGCCGAAGAAGTGGGCTCACAAGCGTCATCTATTCGCGTCGGCCTCACAGATCGGGCTGTGCGCAAAGAAACAGAAATACATGATGGAACGGGGCGGGGTGGTCATAGATGACGACCGGCCCGAGGCCTGGGGCGTGTTTGCTCGCGGCGATACAAGTGAGGAATGGCACGTTGGCGTTTGTCACCGCGCCCAGCTTGATCAGTTTGGCGGGCCGGAGACCGGGCTGAAGTTTCAGTTTCTCGGCGAAGACCAGATCACTGTGATTGACGACGCGCGGCGGCTGTCTGCTACGCCGGACGGCATCATGTGGCTGCGCGGCGAGCCGATCCTTTTGGAGTTTAAGAGCATTGACCCGCGCGTGACGCTTGACGGGCCGAAGGACCAGCACCGGCGTCAAGTGCTGTTTGGCATGGGGTTAATGAATGACGTACATGAGATAAAGCCGCGTCGGGCGCTCATAGTCTATTTGGACTGCTCGAACTACGCCGTGATCTCGACGTTTCTGGTGGACTATGACGAGGTTGAGATCGGCGCTCTGATCGATCGGGCGATGCTGATCCATAACACGCCGCTGGACGAAGTGACGGCGGAAGGCGCGGTATTTAACACGGGCGAGTGCGGAAACTGTCAGTTTGCGGCCATGTGCAAGGAAGGTGTCGCGGCGAAGGCCGAGACGCTGGACGAGGACACCCGTTTCGATGAGGAGACGCTTGAGCTGATTGACGAGCTGGCCGACAAGCGCTGGCGCGCGATGCACAAGGAAAACCTCGCGAAAATCGATAAGGACGACAGCACCGGCAAGATCCGCATGATGCTGGATGGCGCGAATGCGGCTTACGCCATGACGGAGCGCTATTCGATCCGACAAAGCCACGTCGCCGGACGCGAAACCTGCGACTGGAAGCGGGCGATCGCCGATGGCGTTGATCTGTCAGACTATGTAAGCCGCTCAAACGGATCGGTGCGGCTGAGCGTCCGGAGGAGAACTGATGTCTAAAATTACAAGTTACAAAGCAGTGATGCTTTCACAAGGTTTGTCCGGCGATACTGGTCGGACGGACGTTGAGAGTTTTGACGCGCTTCCTGGCGCGTTGAATTGGCTGGCGCTGGAAACAGCAAAGGCCGCCAGAGCCCGCCGGACGATCTTGCGGGCCGAAATCGTTAGAACGGAGACCATGAAAGATGAATGAAATAGCGAAGCTCGGAGACTTTAGCCTTGATTTCATGCCGGAGGAGGAGCAACGCGCTCCTATCCTGCGGTTTAAAATGGGCGAGTACATCTGCCCGCCACTGCACGACGATCGCAACCTTGTGAACGGACTGCTCGCGGTCAACCTCGGATCGCTGCGCGATACGTTGACCGCTTGGCAGGACGGCACGCCTCACCCTGTAGAAGAACACGAAGCCTACGTTCTTTATGGCGAGACCTTGCCGACAGACGGGCAGCTCACCAGTTACCCGCCTCGCGAGAACGGGAGTTCAGCGTGGGTTGAGGGCAAGAAGATCGACGCGATGCTGTTCGTCGAGGGTAGCGACTGGCAACCCGTGACGCTGGTAGCTGGTACGGCGACCGCCATGATCCAAATGAAGACCGCACTGAAGCGCTGCAAAGGTCTCGCGCGGTCTTACTCGCCCGCTGACTGGTCGCCAGTTTGGCAGATGCGCGGCGGTAACTTTTACGAGCACCCAAAGGCCGGGAAGGTCAAAATCCCGATGTTTGAGGTCGTGGGCATGGTCAAGGCCGATGGAACGACCAAGGCGCTCGAACAGGGCTTCGACATGACGCCTTGCGAGACCCTGGGCGATCGGGTGCCGCGACCCTCGGGCCGTAAGGCCGGATCTGCTCAGCCGATGATCGCGACCGGCGTTGTCGTGCCGGACAAAAGCGCCAGCTCGGCGGCTCAGATGCCGCGCGACGTGGATGACGACATTCCGTTTTGAACACCTGTGCTGCTACGCGGGCGGTGGGGGCTTCGGCCCCCGCCAACTTTTAAGTTTGAGGATTTGAGAGATGGTCGAGATTATTCCCCCGAGTGACGAGGAGCGGGCGCGCATTTTAGCGACCCGGAAGCGGAACGGCGTTCCTTACGCCAATGAGCGCGACAAAGAGTTGGGCTTTCGCCTCGATCAGTATCGGCTCGCGGCGGGCGTGACAGTCAAGGAGCTGGCGAAAGCGTGCGGCGTCCATATGAACCAGATTTACAAAAACATTAAAGGCGAGGACCGCATTCCGGTGATCCGCCTGATTGACGCCTGCGCCTACTTAGGCGTTTCGCTCAACGATCTCACCGCTGGTCTTGAGGTAACGACGCGGATGGACCCGCTGCCCGAGAGTTACCACCGTCTTTTGAACCTGCACCGGAACTTTCTCGCCATTGAGGACAAGATCGTTCGGGACAGCATTTACCGGACCGTCGAGCGACTGGCGAAGGGAGATCTGGACCTTGGCAAGTGATTTTTTCACGAGCCTTTGGGGAGGAAGTTTGCCCGAGGGCCATTGCATTGAGTTGCGGCAGATCCCAGGACCGAGCCGCTACGTTCATAACTTGGAGGTTATACCGGCTTTCGGTCCAGGCGCGTTCTGGGCCTATAGCGTTTGCGCCATGAAGGCGGGCGGTAGCCCTATTACGAACCAGACGGCGGCTTTGGCGAGTTGCTGTTGGGTCGATATAGACTTGATTGTCAGCACCGTTAAATCTGGCGGGCTGGCCGAGCGTGTTACCATTGATATTTTGCGTCCGCATATCGTGGCGGTGAGCGAGGCACTGCTCGCGCTGCCCTGGGCGCCGAGCGCGATCGTTTTTTCGGGTGGTGGCGTGCATGCTTACTGGAAATTCACCGAGCCTTCGGACGATATGGACGGGGTTCGGCGGAGTAACGAGCTGCTCGCAGCCATTGTTGGCGGGGATGAAGCCGTAAAAAATGTGGGACGGGTGCTCCGTTGTCCCGGCTCTTTCAATGACAAATACGCCGCGCCGGTCCAGGCGCAGCTTTTGGGCGGTCGCGCGACAGCCTGGGAACGAGAATACGAGCTGAGCGATCTGCTCGCCGAGTTGCCGGGGTATGTCCGGCGCGACGTGGTTGAGGTGGTGGCAAAGGCGCAAGAAGACATCGCAACGGCGGTTGGCGCCGAGATGCCGGTTGCAGTCGCGACGCCCAGCATGATCGACGGGCGAGGGGACTGGGCCGAATGGGAAGAAGCGGCACGGGCGGGCGAGAACTGGAACACAAATTGTCTGAAGCTTGTCGGGCGTTGGGTCGCGTTGGGCTGGTCAGATCAGCAGATCGTTGAGCGTGGCAAGTCGCTGATGCTGTCGCGGGTCGAGCGGTTGGGCGGTAGTCCCGCCACGATCGAGGAGACCAAAGCGGAATTCGCGCATTTCATTCGGTCTGCGCGGTCCAAAGGGTTTGAACCAGCACGCACGGGCCGAGGGGTTGATTATGACGTTTGGCGTGACGATTGGGCTCTGATCGAGACGAGCGGGCGGTTTGTGCGGCTATCGACGCGAACCGAGATGACATCGCAGACGTGGCGGATGACGAATAGCTATCTCGCGGCGGTCGAGCTGGACGAGGACGGTAACGAGAAGCGCGTTGGGTATATAAAGCGGTGGATGAACGATCCCGAGGCGTTCCGGCTACACGACTATGTAATGGCGCCAGACGAGCCGCTGATCACGGCGGGGAATTGCTTGAACCTCTGGCGTGAGTATCGAGCGCGGATTATCGCGGATGACGGCGAAGATCCAGAGACGAGCGAGGCGGTAGCCTTGGTTCGGCAATTGCTGCTGTTTCTCTGTGACGACCGGCAGGACGTGGCCGATCAGTTTATGAATTGGGTGGGGCGACTGCTGCACAGACCGGCAGAGCGCGCGAAATGGGGCGTGCTGCTAATTTCGGATCTGAAGGGGGCGGGCAAGTCGCTCCTCGGCAATCTAATCGGCGAGTTGTACGGCCATGAGGCGAGCATATCGCTCGGCGGGCTCGATGCGCTGGTCGGCAACTATCCCGGCGACGTGCTGACCGGCAAGGCGTTTGTCTGTGTGCATGAGGCGACCGATCGCGGCGACAGCGGCAAGTTTGGCAGCATTGAGCGGATCAAGAGCATGGTGACAGAGCCGACGCTATCGCTGAACCGCAAAGGGCTCAGTCAGGTGTCGGTCGATAACTACTGTCGGCTTCTCATGCTGTCGAACCACGAAGACGCTATCCCGATGGACGATAACGAGCGGCGTTTCATGGTCATTAATTGCCAGCGGCGCGACGCTCTGCCCGCTGCGTTCTATGATCGGTTCGTTGATGTCTGCTTCAGCCCGCAAGGCCTAGCAGACTTGGCGCGTTGGTCCCGTGACGACTATGGCGCCGATTTGCCGAATAGGGCGCCGCGAGTGGATATGGATACCGTCCAGGACAGTCTAACGAGCGATTGGGTGGCTACGCTGAACGAGCGGGTCGCCGAGGCTTATGTTTACGGCGTGCGGGTCGCAGCGGCGGATATGGTGAGGGTGGCGAACCAGATCGCGGGGATGAAACTGCCGAGTTTTGTGCTGTCGAAGGAACTGAAGCGCGGCGGGTGGTTGCGTAAGTCGGTCAAGCGCGACGGTAAGACAGTGCGCTGCTACACCAATAACGTGCAGGATGCGGGGTGGGCGGATGACTTCGCGACGAAGGTCGGCGATAGCGATGCTTTGTGGTAACAACCTATGGGTTGTGCGGCTATGCGGAACGCCTACTTTACCACTGTAAGGTTACACCCGGTTACACCCAGTTACACCCTCTGTTGGACCAAACTTTTTTTCAGTAAGACATTTGTCTCTCTGGGCAAAAATATTTGGGGCCAAAATGGGTGTAACCGGGTGTAACCCTGTAACCGGGTCTTTTCGCCCGCGAGCGTGGACTTTCACTACCGGAAGGTGTGGCGCAGTCAGGCAGCATTATCGGTTGATTTAAGTCCATTCAAGAGCTACTCGTTTGTTATGGCTAAAGGACGAAAACAGCTAGAGTTCGGCGCGCGTCGGCGGTTCAGTGACGACGAGCTGGATCAGGTCGAGCGCCTGGCCGGTCTGCTCAATCAGGAGCAGCTCGCCAACTACTTCGGCATGTCCAGCAACGTGTTTACACAGTGCGTGAACGACGATCCGCGCCTCGACGTGGCTTACCGCACGGGTAGAGCGGCGACAATCAGTCAAGTCGCTCAGACCCTTGTGCGCAAGGCGCTCGACGGAGACACACAATCTCTCATATTTTACTTAAAAACGCAGGGTCGCTGGACCGAGAAGCTCGACGTAGAGGTGAAAGGCGAGGTCACACTCGCGCAGGCGTTGCGATCGATGGCCGAGACAAAGGTGATCGAGGGCGAGGCGTCCGATCTCGGACAACCCAAAGCAATCGAGCACGATAAAGCTCTGCAATCTCAGGCACTTAGCGGCGCAGTCCCAAGAAACAGGTCATCTGATGGCCCCGATCAGACCGCCGACAAGCTCGAAAAGGTGGTGCGCAAGAGCTATCGGACCAGGAAGAAGCCCGGAGACGGCTAGACCCCCCCCCCGGCCCGCAAAATCGCGGGGGGCATGTAAAAAAATACGCCCCCTT